AACAGCTAGTATTGCTTGATCAGCCGGAAGTGGTTAACGAAGAGGAATCTGTCTAATGGCAATGCTCATCAGCCGTGCAACGGGCAACTTTACCGCTGCCGCTACCTGGGGCGTAGCGGATAGTGCGACTGGCTCTCAGCTTACAAACCCGTCTGCGTCCACGAACACCACGACGAGTTACGTCTACAGCAGCACGTTCACTGGCACCAACACCAGCGTGGCTGATGGTATCGTTCTGTTCCTCAAGCGGCTAAATACGACTGGCACGGTCACGGTCGCCTTGTCCGATGACAACGGCGTTACGGCCACACGCTCTGTAACGGTCAATGCGTCTGACCTTCCGGCTGACGAAAGCTGGGTTTTCTTCAAGTTTGGCTCAACGCTGACGCTTGATGGCGGCACGGATTATCGCGTTGGCGTTATTGCCTCAGATGCTGCGAACGCTGCCGTTTACCGCAACGCTACCGCTGGCAACTGGGCGCGTATGGTGTCAACCACGCTGACAGGCGCTCCCGCCGCTACAGATACAATGCTGATCGTAGGTGAATGGACAGGCGCAGGTGCTAGTTCGTCGTACACGGTGACGATGGACAATACGGCTACGACTGATTTTGGAACCGACAGTTCTAGCGGCGTCCCAAATCAGGCAAACGCTCAGACTTATAACGGCATTCAAATTGGCCAAAATGGCACGATGACTTGGGGTACGTCAGCTGCGACGAACTATTACCTGCGACTTTCAGGCAACATTATTGTGTGGTCTGGCGGTACGTACAACATGGGTACGTCTGGGACGCCGTGTCCCCGCGATAGCACTATGACCGTTCTTTTTGATAGCTCGGGAAACGGCACATTTGGATTCTGTTGTTTTAATGGGTCTACAGTCGCTATTTGGGGCCAGTCACGCACTTCGGGTAAAAACATTGTATCTTGTAAATTGTCTGCTAACGCCGCAGTAAATGCTACGTCTTTGACGGTTGATACAGACACAGGGTGGCTTGATAACGACGAGATAGTTGTAGCGGCAACATCTAGAACCCGCACAGACTCAGAACTTGGTGCGTTGAATGGCGCGGCTGGCGCTTCGTCCTTGACTGTAGATGGATTTGCCGGGACTGCGGGCGGTTTGGCTTTTGCCCATAGTGGAACCTCTCCCACTCAAGCTGAAGTGGTAAATTTTTCGCGCAATGTTGTTTTGCGGGGAAACTCAAACTCGCAAAGGTGGTTTTTGAGAGGCGGAAACGTAACGTCGTTTAATATGCAATGGTGCAGGCTGTCTTTTTTCTCTAGCACTAGCGCCGCGTCTGCCATAGTTTCCACAACAAGCTCTGCAACTATAGAATTCTGCTCATTTTTTGATACCGGCGACAATTTTCTTTTTCAGATACTTGGGACATTAAATAGAAATGTGTTTTGGAACATAAATAATAATTTTGGTTCTGCGATCTTAATATCTCCTTACGCATCAACAATTACAAATAACATCTTTATTCAAGGATTAAATGGAATTACTGTAACAACAAGCGCAGGTATGACATTTGACAACAACACAGTTGTTAGCGCCAGCACGGGAATGTCAATAGGCCCAACAGTACCAATGACAATGTCAAATTTGACGGCGCATACTTGCGGTAGTGGCATTGCGTTCACCAACGCTACGCCAACAACGCCAGTGCCCCTTGTCGTATTAAATACCGCAAATGTTTGGCGCAACACAACAACTGGCATTACGCTAACAAGCTTTCAGGCGGAGCTTAATAACGTAGAGTGCTTCGGCAACGGGACAAATAATATTCTTATAGGCTCTATTGCCACTGCATCAACAATAAACAACTCAAAGTTTGGTGGCGATACAACATTCGCTTCAACAAATGGAATATCGTTTCCAGCCGGTACTGGCGGTTTGGGGGCGATGCTCATTTTTAACAATTGCGCGTTTTCTCCGACAACCGGAATATACGTGGCAAATACAACAGACATAAACATCGCGGCGACATCCTACACCCGCCCAATGATAACCTTGAACAACACCTTGCTTGGCGCAGCGACTGAGGTGTCGAACCCTGCTAATCTCGGTACTTACGGCTTCATCAAATCTTCCAAGCACGACCAGACCGAAGGCGCGTTCAAGTCTTGGTTCCAAGGCGGCATCATTGAACGCGACACCACGATCTTCAACACCGCCTCGCCGTCTGAGCGCCTGACACCATCTAGTGCCAGCATCAAGCTACAGTCTGGCCCGCGCCTCGTTGCGGTGGATGACCTTGGTACGGTGACGATCAACGTCTATGTTCGCAAGTCGGTGGCGGGCGACGGTGCAGCCTACAACGGCAACCAGCCTCGTTTGGTTCTCAAAGCCAACCCAGCGTGCGGCATCAGTTCAGACGTTGTTCTCGACACCATGACCGCCGCCGCAGGATCATGGGAGCAGCTTACAGGAACAACCGCCGCCGTTGACGCAGACGGTGCGCTTCAGTTCGTAGTTGATTGCGATGGTACAGTGGGCTGGGTTAACGTCGATGATTGGAGCGTCACCTAATGGCTGGTAATGCCAAATACTGGTTTAACGGATTGCCCGTCGATGGTCTCAGCGGGTCGCTTTCCGGTGCAACCAAGTATTGGTTCAACGGCCTTCCATACGATACTTTGGCGGCTGCGGCTGCTACAGGTGTCACGATCACCATTCCGACCGCATTGCAAATCGCACTTGCGGCGGAAGCTCCCGTCATCACTGCGACACCGGCGCAGACGGTCATCACAATACCAACTGTATTGGATGTTGCATTAGCGGCAGAAGCACCGAGTGTTTCTTCTGGCAAATCTGTGCTTGTTCCTGCGGCAAACACTTCCATTGCCGCTAATGCGCCATCGATCTTCGCTGGCAAGCTTGTAACGGTCCCGGCAATCAATATCGGGATCGCTTCTGAAACTCCTGGCGTCAGAACAGGCGCATCTGTTCTTGTACCTGTCGTAAACATTGCTATTGCAGCCAATGCGCCAACCCTAGCGTCCGGAAAGTCTGTTGCTGTCCCGGCAGCGAACACCAATATAGCGGCAAATGCTCCGTCGGTCAGCGCGGGCAAGAAAGTGTTCGTTCCGGCAGCGAACATTGCAATTGCTGGCGAGATTCCTGTTATCAGTGGTGGCGATGCAGTAAGCGTTCCACTAGCAAACATCGCATTTGTCAGCCTCGCACCTTCGATCAGCGCGGGCAAGCGTGTCGTTGTCCCGGCTGCAAACATTGCCATTGCCGGTTCTGCTCCGACTGTTAACGTTGGAGATGTAATCACGGTCCCAGCCGCGAACATCAATGTAGCGGCAAGCGCACCAGCAATTCGAACCGGCAAGCGTGTCGCTGTTCCTGTTGCGAATGTTTCGATTAACGATCTTGTTCCGGCGATACTGTCTGGAAAGAAAGTCTTCGTTCCGTTTGCGAATGTCGCACTAGCATCCAATGCACCGGAAGTCAGAACAGGAAAGTCTATCTTTGTTCCAACCAAGAGCATAGCCATTGCTGGCATCATCCCAAGCGTTCAGACAGGCGTATTCAGCACTCGACGTTACGCGCATTGGAACTTGTCTAACAACAACGCAAGCGTGAACGCAGGTCAAAACAACATCTCCATCAACAGCAGTTCGAGAAGGGTTGCCTAATGGCCACTTTCGTCATCAAGCAGAACGACACCAGCCCTTCAATCGAGGCTACGCTGACAGACATCAACGGCAGCGCAGTCAATATTGCAAGCTCTTCTGTTCGCTTCCATATGAAGAACATGAGCAACAACACGCTGATAGTAGACCAAGCAGCGACTATCGTAAACGCAGCCAGCGGCATCGTGCGCTATGCATGGCAATCCGCAGACACCCAAAAGCCTGGCCTGTACAATTGCGAGTTCGAAGTCACATATTCGGACAACTCAATCGAGACGTTTCCAAACGACGATAAGATCATTGTTTCCATCGAGAGTGAGATCAACTGATGCCGCTACGCCCTAGCCCTAGCCTATATCAGGATCGCGGATCGCGGATCACGACTAATCCAGAAAGCGAACCCGTCTCGCTTATGGAGATGAAGCGCTACCTTCGCATCGATGACAACTCGGATGACATCGTGTTATCTGATCAGATCATGGAAGCGCGGCGGTTCATCGAGGATCAGATTGGCCTTGCATTTATTTCGCAGTCTTGGCGTATGGCGCTCGACCGCTGGCCCGCTGGTGGTGAGGCATGGTGGGATGGCGTGCGGGAGATGTCGATCACGGAACTCTATCGCAGCAATGTGTTACAATCTGTAACACTGCCGCGCTGGCCTCTTGTCTCGATCACATCCGTAACGACCTATGACGAAGACAGCAACGCAACGGCCATTACGGTTGCCAATGTCTTCGACGTTGATGTCTATCGCACACCAGGAAGGATCACGCTAAAGCGAGGCCAGACATGGCCTGTCGCTCTCCGCGCCAATAATGCCATCGAGATTGTCTATGTGGCTGGTTATGCCAACGCAGCAGCCATTCCCATGACCATGAAGCGCGCAGTGAAGCAACTTGCGGCATTTATGTACAACCATCGTGGTGACGATTGTGATGCGTCACAGGCTTTCTCGGATTCGGGTGCTGCATCCTTGGTCGACCAGTTCAAGGTGATGAAGATATGACATTCCCATCCAGCCTTGACATTGCGCGTGGAATTGCACCCGGTTGTCGGTCGTTCAACAAGTTTGGCCGGAACACATCCATCGGCTCGAACTTTACGCCTGTGTCGAGGTCTGGCTTTTACCGCACGCCGCAAGCCAATGCTCACGTTCATCTCCGCATCAAGGCTGGCGGCAACGCAAACGACACCGCCAACGGTTCCGGTGCACGCGAGGTTACGCTCATCGGCATAGACCAATACGGCGACTACACCACAGAGGCATTAGCAACGGCGGGTGCTTCTGCAAGCGCGGCAACATCGAGGTCCTTCATCCGGCTGTTCGACGCCTATGTCTCGAAGTCTGGAACCTATGCAACACAGACGGCGGGATCGCACGCAGGAACAATCACCATTGAGAATGCCACAGGGGGCGAGGACTGGTCAACGATCACTGACGGCACACTTGGCCGTGGCAAGACCGAGATGGCCGTCTATACCACTCCCCGTGACCGCAGCGCGGCATTGAGAAACATCACCGTATCAAGCGATGCCGACAAGAAGGCAAATATCGTGCTCTACAAGCGAGAGAACATCCTCGAAGTTGCAGCGCCATATACTTCAATGCTTCTCGTCACCGAGTATCCGCAGAGTTCTGGCTTGTTCGATGTGGTCTTTGACCCGCCGCTCTACTTCCCGCCGCTGACTGATTTCGGATTTCTCGCCAACGTATCGGCCAGCACGGTCGATGTCGCCGTTAACATGGACATTGTGGAGTTCAACCCGCGATGAAATGCTGCGATCTCAATTCCGGCAAGCTGAAGGAACCCGTCACGTTCCAGCGCAAGACGCTCACAAGCGATGGCGCGGGCGGCATGACGCAGACATGGGCAACCGTAAGCAACTCACCAACACGCGCCTATGTGCTGCCTGTCAGCGGCTCAGAGCGTTACACCTCGGATCGCGTCGAGGCCACCGTGCGGCTGCGGCTTGTGGTGCGCTACACAAGCGGCCTCTTGGAAAGCGACCGAGTCAAAATCAGGAACAAGGTCCACAACATTCGGTTCATCGATAACATAGAGTTCGCCAATAAGTGGTTGCAGATCGACGTTGACGGCGGGGTTGCCGCGTGATGCGTCCAGGCGTTGAAATAAAAGGCGCAAAGGAAGTGCAGGACGCTCTCAAGTTCTATATGCAGGACGTTCAAGTTTCTTTGAAATCTGCCGTACAGGCAACCGCGCTAGAAGCGCTTACGCGAGTTCGCAGATCAATGCGTGACACGCCCAAGACGGGTAAGGAATATCCGCGTCGAAAGGGCGGAACAAAAATTCACATTGCTTCGAAAGCTCCGAACCCGCCAGCGATTGACACTGGCACCCTTACAAACTCAATCTATTACATGATGGTTGACGATTTGACCGCAGCCATCGGATCGCGACTGGATTATGCCTATTACCTAGAATTCGGAACCTTCAAGATGGGTGGCCCTAGTGGCGCGCGCAAGGCATGGCTTCCCGCTGCCGAATGGGCTGGCCCTATCCTACAAAAACGTATCGAGCGCGTATTGCGTAAAGCCAAAGCCCGTGCGGAGAAAACCACAAAATGAAATCCGATGATCTTCAGACGGCAGTTTACAACCGGCTCAACGATAGCGCCGTTACTGGCCTTCTTAGTACCTATTACAGCCCGCTCGTGGCGATCTTTACCGATGTCCCCCAGGCGGCTGACAGTGAGTTGGAATCGGCATTCCCGTTCATCACCATCGGAGCCGACACGATCAATCCTTTCGACAGCAAGGATGACCTTGGCGGATCGGCAATCGTCCAGATCGACGTATGGGATCGGGCCGCATCTATGCTCGATCTCAAGACCGTGGTCGATGCCGTCGATGGCCGCTTGCGCCGCCAGCCCCTTTCAATCGCTGGCGTAACGCACATTACGACCGAATTGGATTCTTGCAATTTCTCGCGCGATCCGGACGGAAAAACCAAACGGGCGCTGATACTCTATCGCGTCTTGTGGATTGCATGATCTTCGTGGTAAAATAGGCGAAACGAAAGGGTTGCTTTCATGGCTATCTCTGGCCGCTCAGTCCGTATCAGCCGTGCTGGATCAAACATTGTAGGCGCACGCGCAGATAGCGTGACCATCAACAATGAGCCGCTCGACATTACGGACAAGGACGATTCCGGCTGGCGCACCATGCTGGCCGATGTCGGATTGCGCTCTGTGTCCTGTGAGATCGAGGGCGTTCTGAAAGACACCACGCTGCTGGCCGATAGCATGGGCAACGCCACCACGGCGCTGCTCAAGGAGTGCGTTGTCACGATCTCTGGGATCGGCACGCTGACCGGAGACTTCATGCTCCAAGGTCTTCAGATCGGCGCAGAACAGGCGGATGTAACGACATTCACGGCCACGCTCGAAAGCGGCGAGAGCATGACCGCCACCATCGGCCCCTACAACACCGTTCTCCCCGCTATCACTGGCACGCTCTCTGGCACGAACGTCCAGACCACGACGAACGGCACATGGGCTGGCGATGCCACCATCACCTTTGCTCGCCAGTGGCAGCGCGGCAATGTGGCTGATGCCAATGACCCATCATGGACCAACATCGCATCCGCCACTGGCTTGACCTATACCCTCACCGGATCGGACACCGGGAAATATATCCGGTGCCGCGTAACCGCCACCAACAGCGTCGGCTCCACGGTGGCATTCTCTAACATTCGTGGACCCGTGACCTAAGAAAGGAACTAAAACATGCCCGCAATCGCTGGACGCAAAGTCCGCATCAAGCGCGGCTCGACTGCCGTGGCTGGCGCTCGTGCCGATAGCTTCACCATCAACAACGAGCCGATTGACATCACCGAAAAGGATGACAACGGCTGGCGCAAGATGCTCGCTGATGTCGGCGTGCGATCCATTGACTGCGAGGTTGAAGGCATCCTTGAGGACACCACCTTCCTGGCGCTTGCCGTTGGCACCGCATCGGCTCTGCTCGAAGCCTACACCATCGAACTGCTTGGGCTTGGCTCGTTCACTGGCAACTTCTTCCTTGCCAGCTTCGCCG